GTGTGCAGAACCATACACATTTTCGTTTTCGGTTTCAAACCAAAACTGCCAGTGCTGTTGATCTTGCTTGGCAGCAGTCATATGCATGGGTTGCGTTCTCAAACTGATCAGTTGTATCAGTGTTTCGTAATTTCTCTGTTGATTTCTGCTGCGATGCCATGCCAAGGTATTGTCCACTGTTTGCCCAGCTGCATCTACAAACGGAAAGTCATTGGTTCGCATGTGTCCAGTTACACCAGTGGCTGTGCAATCAAACAGTGTGCGGCATAAGATTTTCATTGTAGATATTTAACGCAAAGAAAAACCCTGGAGTTTTTAAATCCAGGGTCTGTCTCACGGTGAATTGTGTGTCAATTACAGGTTTGTAAATGTAGCACTGCCGCTCACGTTGGCGGTTGGGATACCAATGTTCAAGCCACCAGTTGCGTTGGCTGTTTGAGCAGTAGCAACCAGAGTAGCAGTGGTGTAAGCACCACTGGGGTAGATAGCAAGACTGATGGTACCAGCGGTGGCTCCGGCTTGGTAAATTGCAATGGTGCCGTTTTGCTGAACTGCTGTCAACACATTGTTCAGATAACCGTTGACGTTACCAGCGTTGGTAAGTGCAGCGTTGGCTGTCAATGTGAAGAAGTCCAGCTTGGGACCTTGAATCTGTACTGGGCCTTGAGCAGCCACGTTGGCTGTGCCAGCAATAGAACCGTTGGCTACGTCCAGTGCAAATACTGGTTGGGTAGTACCGTTAACTTTTGTAAAAACTGCCATGATTTTTCTCCTTAATGGTTGACCCTTTGGGTCTACTTTTATTTAGTCCAGACCAAAAAATCAGGCGGGTTGGGGGTTATTTCTAAGCCTATTTTGTGCGGCAAAAGCTTGGGGATCAAAACGTTTGACTGCCTTGGCATAGCCCGATGGGGTGGCCATGACCCAACCTTCTTGTCCTGGATGTTCAACATCGGCCTGTCCCAGGATCTGCATCTTGATATCGTGTAGCTGAATAAATGCTGTGAATGCAGCAGCCAATGCTTCAGTGTTGCTGGCTGGACTGTTGAGATACTCAACAATGTTGCGGAACTTGCTGGGCGTTACTCGGGCCTGTAACCACTCACCAAACTCTGACAGCAAGGTCTGTGGATTCAGAGCTGTGCCCACTTTGCTGTTGATAAAGTCCACACACAGCTTGGCCAAGTCTGTGATTTTGTGAGCTCTCAACTCAGCAGGGTTAAACAGTGTGTCAATTTTGCTGCCGTCTTGGCGCACCAAGGCTCGGAGCTGCTTGAGTTTGGCATCTTCCACTTTGAGCTGGCTGGGCACAGCTGGACGCTCCAGCATCAAGCCCTGCACTGGCTGAAAAGTCACACCACTGAGAGGTTGACGTGGTTCACCTTGATCAGCATACATGCTGTGCACAGCCACTCCAATGTTGCTGTCACCAATGCGCTGACCCAGTTTGCTTTTGACCGGAATACGATACAGTATGGTATTGGGTTGAAACACATAGTTGCCGGCTTCAACTGGTGGTGTTTGCATGTACAGCAAATCACCCTTGACGTATCCACGAAATTGTGCAGGCAAGCTGGCTTCCAGCACTGGCCACAACTGTGTGTAGATATCAATCAATCCAGCACGATCGCCACCGCGTCGCTGTTGGATGTCAACCATCATGCGCGGACTGGTGGCCAGGCCGTCGTAGCCTTTGGCTTCAAATCCTGATCCGTCTGTGAGCACAAATTCGCCCGTGGTGGGTTTGCGGCCCCAAATCACCGCAGGCTTGCCATCCCATTTGGCTGTGACTGTGCTGGGCTTTTCAGTGGCATGTTTGACAATTTCCATGGCATCACGTATGCCTTGTGTGCCACGACGGAACACTAAGTCTTCCAAGTGCTCAATACCCTTGGCTCTGCCGCCCACACCGGCCTGTTCAGCTTCTACCAGTGCAACATAGCCACGATTCACAATGCGATCACGCAGCCGGGCCAAAAAGTTCACATCACTTTCGGCCATGCCCAGTTGCGGTTCTTGTAGGCCTTCGCGGGCAAGGTAGTCTCTGAAGTCTGCCAACTTGGTGTCACGATCAGGATCACGTGCCAGGGCAGCGTAGATTTTTTCCACAGTTTTGAGATCCGCAGCAGTGGCAGCTCGGCCCAGCAGCATCTGTGCTGCTTGATCAGGATCATGACTCACAACTTTGTTGCTAACACGATCTACCACACCATTGGCACCAACTTTGAGTCCCACATGTTTGGCAATGCTGCTCATTAACACATTGCGCACCATGCCTTTGTAGGCCGAATCTGAGCCGGCGCCGTAGTAAAATATACCCCAGGGCACATTGTTGAAAAACATAAAATCTGTCTGAACAAAGCCTTGTCTTGGATCACCGTTGATGGGTGTGCGAAAATGCAGCTCGCCCTTTTTGGCCACCCACTCACGTGGGTCCTGGCCTTGGCTGACCACATAGCGTGTCAAGATATCTGCCAGTTGATCTTTGGTGACTTCATTGGCATCCACAGCCAGATCCAAATCACCTGACGTGGGCTTCTTGCCTGTGCTGCCCAGCCAACGACCAGGCACACGGCTTACAGCATCAACTTCGGCACTGAGGTCAATACCGGTCAAAGCTTCCAACCACTGCACTGTGCCTGCAACATCGGCCTGATTGATGCGCTGAGTCAGCGGTTGACCCTGTTTGTCTTTGAATACATTGCCGCCTTCTAATAGTCTTGGTATCATTTTACTGTTGGTGGTATGCCGGTCAGCTCTTTGAAAGCAGCTATGGCTCGTTGTGGATCAGCTTTGGCAATCTGTATCATGTTGTTAATGCCGTCTTGATCAAGGCCGCCTTTGGTGGCCAAGTTTTTAGCATCCGGGCTTAGTGATTTGGTTGCTTGTGGTCTGCCAGCACCACCAGTGGTGTTTCCAGCATTGAACTGTTTCATGCCTATGGCCGGGCCAATGCCCTTGCTGACCAAGGCCACAAATTCATTTTTGACATCGCCTTTGATTACACCACTGGTTATGTCAAAAATACCATCTATGCCAGCAGTGATATAATTCACAAGTTCTTTGGCTGCATTTTGAGTATCAGCATCGTCTGCTACCACAGTTGGCAATAGCTTGTAGTCACGCAAATCTAGGGTTTTGTCTATCAGCACCTTGAGTGCGCCTTTCAAAGCTGCTTGATCGGTAATGCTGGCTGCTGCCACACTGGGCACTTCGTAGGTTTGCATCCATTTTTGTACTTCGGTGTTCCAGGCCTTGAGCAACTGTGGACCCAGGGTTGTGGCCATTTGTTGTCCAATTTTGGCACCAGCAACGTCAGGTGATGTTGACCCACCAGCACCGGGTGTGGGCTCAGCTGCTGCACCTATAGCTCCTGCTACTCCAGCAGCAGCGCCGCCCGACGATCCCAGAGTAGATGCCAGGCCCGAAGCAAAACTACCCAGGCCAGTGCCCGCAGCAGATATTTCAGTGATTTTTTTACGGGGCAGAGTGATTTCAAAGATCTGCATGAGTTCTCCTCACAGACCGTGAAAATTTGCCAGCATCTTTGGTACGTATGGCATTGAGCAGTTTGCGAGTGAGATTTTCAGCTTGCTCGGCACTGTATTCGGCTTCAATTTGTTCCAGCAATCGTATGGCCGAAGCAATGACGTTTGTGGCACGATTTTCAATCAGCAAACGCTGATCTCGTTCCACATACAACGAATCCAGTTCTTCTAAAATGCTCCGCGTTTTCTTGTGCATTTGTTATTGGGCCTTTGTATTATTTACCGACTTTGGGCTGTAAATAAATATCTAATGCAGACCAAGAGCTGAAGGAAAACACATGACCAGTCAAATCAATCCCAACAATATCGATGGTACTTATCCAGTTGCTGGGCAAGCCAACAATACCCAAGGTTTTAGAGATAACTTTACCAATACCAAAACCAATTTTCAGTATGCTGCTGATGAAATCACAGACCTACAGAACAAGGCAGTGTTAAAGCAAGCTCTCAGTGGCACCACACTAGACAACAATCTCAACGACAATTTGATCTATGCGGTCAAACTGCAAGATGTTAGCTACACTTATGTGCAAAACACAGCCACTAGCGGCAGTATTGCCATTGATTATAGCACTGGCCAATATCAGTATCTGTCCACAACTGGCAGTATTAGCCTGAGTTTTTCTAACTGGCCAATATCGGGCACAGCTGGCAGTATTGATCTGGCCATTAACATAACCAACACAGCCTACACAGTTACCTTGCCTGCTGCTGTGAGCTTGGGCACATCGGGTGTACAAGGGTTGATTAGCAATGTGATAACATTTGCAGCCACAGGTACCTATCAGTTCCGTTTTTTCACAGCCGACGGTGGCACCACCGTCACTGTGTTTGATCTCAATCGACCATTGCTGGGCAGTGGTCAGGCTGCTGTGGGCTATGGCACTGGTGCTGGCAGCACAGTTACTCAAGGTACGTCTCGCACCACAGGGGTGACCATTGACGCTTACTCAGGCGCTATCACACTGGTATCTGCTGCTGGTAGCACATCGTGGCAAAGCTTTACAGTAACCAACAACCGAGTGGCCGCCACTGATACAGTCATTGTCAATCAAAAGTCTGGTACAGACTTGTATCGTTTACATGTAACGGCCGTGGCAGCCGGTAGCTTCAGAATTACATTTGCTACCACTGCTGGCACCACTACCGAACAGCCAGTATTCAACTTTGCTGTGATCAAAGCCGTGACGTCATAATTTTGCCCGCCTGTTGCCAATCTGTAAATATTGGGTAAGGCAACAACTAAGGCATTTTATGACAGAACTAGAACAGATAGAAGCACTACTGAAACAATTTCGCAGACCTTGTCCAGACTCAGAACAATACCAACACAGACTAGTAGAAGAATTTGAAGTAATAGTAGCTCAACGCTTCACAGAATACTTTCTCAAAATCCGGCGTGTGCTGGATCTCAACTCAGACATTCCCCACATGACTCGTGGCTCAGCAGGCTCCAGCCTGGTGTGCTATCTCATGGGCATCACTGATGTGGATCCCATAGAGTGGAACATACCTTTTGCTCGCTTTCTCAATCCACTACGAGATGACTTGCCCGACGTAGACATTGACGTACCACATCACAAACAAGAACTGGCCATGCAGCGTATATTTGACGCTTGGCCCGGGCGTACTGCCCGCATATCCAACTATGTGTTGTACAAAGAAAAGTCGGCCAGACGTGAAGCTGCTCGCAGATTAGGCGCAAAGGGACGACTGCCCAGAGACATTGACTACAAGAAACTGGGTGTAGACGAAACTGAAGCACGCCGCATAGAGAAAAAGCTCATGGGCAAGACACGCTGCTTGAGCAAGCACTGTGGCGGAGTGATTGTGTTTGATCGTCAGCTACCCAAAAGCCTGTTCCGAGAAGACAATCTTATCTTGCTGGACAAGAATGAAGTTGAAGATCTAGAACACCTCAAAGTAGACATCTTGGCCAATCGTGGCTTAAGCCAGCTCATGGAAATTGACCCCACACGCATGATACACGAATATCCCACCGAAGACGAAGCCACAGCAGACCTGTTGGCTCGTGGCGATGTACTAGGCGTCACACAAGGTGAAAGCCCGGCCATGCGTCGACTGTTTCGTGCTATCAAGCCAACATCTGTGGCAGACTGTGTGTTTGCCACTGCTCTGGTGCGTCCTGTGGCCATGGAAGGTCGACGCAAAGCAGCTTGGTTCCGTGACTGGACTGCCGAAGGCACCAAAGAACGTGCCATTGTATGCGAGGATGATGCCATAGAACGCATCATGAAACTGATTGGGGTGAACGCATACGAAGCTGACATGTATCGACGTGCATTTGCCAAAAAGAACGAAGAAAAAGTCATGGAGTTCATGAACCGACTGGGCGACCATCCCCTGAAAGACGACATTTACAGAGAGATGTTGAACCTGTCAGGCTTTGGTCTGTGCAGAGCCCATGCTGTGAATCTTGGCAGGCTGATCTGGGCCTTGGCCTATCAAAAGGCCCACAATCCTCGCGAGTTTTGGCGAGCAGCTCTCAAGCACTGTCAAGGGTCATATGCTCGTTGGGTCTATCGCAACGAAGCCAAACGAGCAGGATGGGATTTACGTGATCTAGGGTTTGCTAATTGGATCGCCGAAGATCCTGTGGAAAGTTTTAAAGAACATGGTGCTTGGAATTCACCAGGATTTTTGCCCAACATGGGTGTGCAAGGACTGTATTCAGAATACTATCAGTTTGCTGGCATAGTGGCCAATAGCCGAGTGTTCAAACGTGATCGACAACAGTACATTCACTTTATTACCCTAGGAGTAGGCGAAGGAGAATATGTAGATGTAATTGTGGATTGTCCAGTTAAGTACTCTAATGGTTCAGTGATTGTGGGCCAGGGTCGACGTTACAGCAGAGATGGTTCGCAATTCTTGCAGGTCAATCGGTCAGATATCACTGCTATGGACATTGACAATTATCTCAAGACGTCTTGATTTTGCCCAACAACTGTTTCAGTTTGGTACTTTGAACATCAGCAGAGATTTTGCCTGGCTCGTCGGGTTCAGTGGCAGTGGCTTCGCCTGGAACAATCTGGCTTTTGGCCTTGATTGATTCGTAGATAGAAGGTGCTCGCTTCTTGAACTCTTGATACTGTTCGTCTTCGGCCAGGTCAGTAATGCGCATGGTTTCAATGTTGTACTCCAAGTCAATTTTTTGCCCCAC